CAACCGGAGAGAGAAATGGCAATCACAATCAACAACGCAGCGACCCTCATTGCAGATATTGACCCATCACTGTCTGTAATATGGCTAAACAATCCATTCCAGCGCCATAACATCGTTACGGCTTTCCATGCTTCGCTGAGCAAAAGCAAGTATGCAGCAATGGCCGACCGCATTGCCGTAATGCTGCGATCTGCTATTGATGCAGATACTGCAAAATAATCCAAGGGCTTCGGCCCTTCTGTTAAAATAGAACAAACTAGGCGGCTCATTCTCTCCCTCCGGTAGTCTCAATCCTAGACTAGACAATTTTCACAAGTGCAATCGCTCCGAGCCTGTGTTTTGAGACGAGCGAAAGCATTAAAAGCGGTGAGCCTTAATACATAACCGCAATTGTGAGAATGGATACATCAAGCAAGCTAACGCATTTAGGCCGGTAACTAGAAATCAAGTCCGGGTTAAAGAAAGCAAGGCTACCTCATTGCGGGGCTTACTTGATGAACTATGAACCAAGCCCCTTGGCATCAATTCAGATGCAGCTAAAGTAACAGGGGGTTTGATTGATGGTTAAGCGCAACGGCGGGCGGTATTAAACCACTGCCTTCTAAGCGTAGGGTAGGGGAGTCTCTGCCGCCATCACACAAAAGCACAATCCGGAGAAAGCATGAAAGTTCCGCCTCAATACATGCTGGTAAGCGATGCATTCTATAAAGCAATGCAGAACGCCATAAAAGAGCAAACAGCGCGGGAGCAAGTATGCACTCCGTTTGGGCTATGGACGCTTTTCCCGTCATTGTGTAAGCGTTAGCACAAAGCACAACCCATGCCTATAATTGGCTATCACGGAAAACCCGAGGTAAGCATGGCATTCAATCAAGACAAAGCAGACGAGGTATGTATCCTCCTAGAGGATGGCCTAAGCCTCCGCAAAGCAGCGGAAAAGGTGGGTGAATCAGCTAGGACTATCCTTAATTGGACGAAAGCTAATCCCGCATTCCTTACACAATACACGCGAGCAAGGGAAATCGGCTATCTGCAATTGGCAGACGAAATCCTAAACATCTCCGATGAGTACCAAGTAGAGGTAAAGCACAACGGGGAAGATAAGACTATCGACCTGAGTGCAACGGCTGTAGCCCGTAACCGCCTGAGAGTGGATACACGCAAATGGATGCTCTCTAAGATGCTGCCAAAGGTCTACGGCGATAAACTGGAATTGACCGGCGACGATACGAACCCGCTCCAAGTCGTAACTAAGGTGCAGTTCGAAGTTGTCCACCCTAAAACTTAAAGTACCGGCAAAGCTAGCCCCATTACTCCAGCCAAAACGCTACAAAGGCGCATACGGTGGGCGAGGTGGGGCTAAGTCGCATTTCTTCGCTGAACAGATCGTATGCCAAGCCCTGACAGGTAAGCGCATCGTTTGTCTGCGTGAGGTGCAAATCTCCATTAAGGAATCCGTCAAGCAGTTGATTGTGGACAAAATCATAGGCATGGGCCTAGATTCACAGTTCGAGATTCTTGAATCAGAGATACGAGGGCCGCACGGTAGCCTAATCATCTTCAAGGGCTTGCAGTCATTCAACGCTGCGAACATCAAATCGCTGGAAGGTTTTGATATTGCATGGGTAGAGGAAGCACAGACCCTCAGCCAGCACTCGCTAGACCTGTTACGCCCGACAATCCGCAAACCCGGCTCTGAGTTGTGGTTTAGCTGGAATCCCCGTTACAAGACTGACGCAGTAGATAAGTTTTTCCGCAAAGACAAGCGAGACGATGCTATCTGCATCATGATTAACTGGTACGACAATCCGTGGTTCAAAGATACGCCACTCTATGCGGATATGCTGGCAGACTTTGAAGCAGACGAGGATAAAGCCGAGCATGTGTGGAATGGCGCGTATGGTTCAAGCCAAGGCGCTATCCTTGCGAAGTGGGTAGGACAGGCAGAGCGAGAGGGGCGAATCCATGATGGCGTGGAGTACGACCCAGAAGGGCCAAAAATCGTCATATCGTCTGACCTTGGTTTCAGGGATACAACGGCGTGGTGGTTCTGGCAAGCAGCTCCGGGCGGGTTTAACCTTGTGGACTACACGCAGGGTAACGGCATGGACGCCGATGATTGGATACCCGAGCTTAGAGATAAGCTGGCCGATATTGGTGGGCGCAACTGCTTAGGCAAGATATGGCTACCATCAGACGCACGGGCTAAGACGTTTCAGAGCAAGCATACGGCGGTAGAACGATTCATTGCGGCATTCGGGCATGACAAACTAGCCATAGTCCCACAATCGCGCAAGTCTGACCAGATCGAGGCCGCACGGACAACAATCAAGAAGTGCGCTTTTCATAAGACCAAGTGCGAGGAAGGGATAGACGGGCTATTAGCGTGGGAGTTTGTCTACAACGAGGAATCGGGAGTATTTAGCCGTGAGCCTAACCACAATTGGGCGTCTCACCCCTCCGATGGCTTCGCTTACGGGTGCCAAGTAATGTCGCAAGTTCAGCCAAAAGAACCCGAAAAACCCGCAGAATTTGCCATAAAAGGGCAGAATGGGCGCATAATCACGCAATCCCTAGACAAACTCTGGGCAGAAACCACTACAAAGCGCGAGAGGTTCTAATGAGTACCCTAACAGTAACAAGCGGCGCGGTTCTTTTGGGAATAGGCGCTATTCAGCCTACAGACACATACCAAAACGGCGTATTGACTTCTGCCACTGGTGGACTAAATCGCGCAGTTCCCGCAGGTGGCGACGAATACTCCAACGGTCTATTGCGCACTGATGCAGGCCAGCTACGGTACGTTGACGCAACCGCAGGACTGCCAGCCGGTACAACGTGGACTAACGGCCTGCCCTTGTCTGGTGGCGCTTTGTGTATCTCTACCAATGCCGCCTCAACCTATTCAAACGGCATCCCCTTTGCCGCTAACGGCGCAGTAGCCGCAGGACTCATCCCATGATGGAAGAAATCAACCCCGTAGACGAGCATCGCCGCTGGACGCAAGAGCTAAAACTGGCTCAGGACGAAGACAAGAAGTGGGCAAAGCGTGGAGACAAAATCGTTAAGCGCTATCGTGATGAACGCCAAGGCTGGAGCGATTCAGGCAAGCGATACAACATTCTCTGGGCAAACATTCAGACGATGCTGCCTGCCTTGTATGGCCGCACTCCCCGCGCACAGGTGGAGCGCCGATGGAAAGACAAAGACCCCGTAGGCCGCACAGCTTCGGTTATATTGGAGCGAGCACTTCAATACGAGATTGACCACTATGGTGACTTCGATAACACGAATAAACATGCGGTACTTGATCGGCTATTGCCGGGACGTGGAACGGCGTGGGTACGATTTGAGACGAAGGAAGTGGCGGAGCCAGAGGTAATCGAGGAGCCAGTAGAGGATGTAATGGGCGAACAGCCCGATATGACCTACGAATGCACTCCCACTGACTACGTCTTCTGGAAAGATTTTCGCTGCTCTCCGGCTCGCACATGGGATGAAGTTACTTGGGTGGCCCGTCGCATTTACATGACCCGTGGAGACGGTGTTAAGCGCTTCGGAGAAGACTTCAAAGAAGTACCCCTAGCGCATGAGCCTATCGGACTGGATGACCTGAGCAAAGCAGGTGCAAGCCAAGCCGAGCAGGAAAGTCTGAAAAAAGCAATTGTTTGGGAAATCTGGAGCAAGGGCGACAAGCGGGTTCATTGGGTGGCCGAGGGCCATAACAAGCTATTGGACAGCAAGGAAGACCCCTACGGGCTAGATAACTTCTGGCCTTGCCCTAAGCCTCTGTTTGCTACCCAGACGACAGACACGCTAGTCCCCGTCCCTGATTACGCGCTCTATCAAGACCAAGCCGAAGAAATCGATATGTTGACGCAGCGTATCGGCATGCTGACTGAGGCGTTGAAGGTCGTAGGGGTTTTCGACGCCAGCCAGCCAGCTATTGCGCGAATGCTGAATGAAGGTGTAAACAATACCCTGATCGGCGTAGATTCGTGGGCGGCGTTTGGCGAGAAGGGTGGACTGAAGGGGACTGTAGACTTCCTGCCGCTTGAACAGGTTGTAAACGCTCTGGCCCACTGCTACACAGCCCGAGAGCAGGCGAAGCAAGTGGTCTACGAGGTTACCGGACTGTCAGACATTATCCGAGGCGCTTCTATGGCCTCCGAGACAGCTACAGCCCAGCAGATTAAGAGCCAATACGCATCTCTCCGTTTGAAGCGCATGCAGACCGAAGTAGCGCAATTCTGCTCCGAGTTGCTGCGCATTAAGGCCCAGATGATGTGCGACCTGTACAGCCCTGAGAGCCTGATAGAGATGTCCGGCATCATGGGGACTGACGACGCGCCTTATGCCGAGCAAGCGATTGCACTGATTAAACAAGAGCCTTCCCGTTCATTCCGCATTGAAGTTGCCGCTGATTCGCTGGTAGAAATGGATGAGATTGGCGAGAAGCAAAGCCGCACGGAGTTCATGACTGCCTTCGGCGCGGTTCTACGTGATGCCGTGCCAATGGTGCAAGCTGCCCCTGAGATGGGCGCTCTAGTGGGCGAAGTTCTGCAATTCGTTGTCCGCACGTTCAAGGGTGGGCGTCAATTGGAGAATGTTTTGGAGACAACCATTGCCAAGATGAACGAGCCTAAGCCGCCAGCACCGCCACAACCAGACCCCGAGCAGATCAAAGCCGAGGCCGCTATGCAGTTGGAGCAAGCAAAGCAATCCGCAATGGCGCAAACTGAGCAATTTAAAGCCCAGAACGCGCAAGCCATCGAAGCCGCGAAGATGCAACACGCCCTAGAGCTGGAGCAGATAAAGCAACAAGCCGAAACGGAACGCGCCCAGATGCGTGCCCAGATCGACGCAGACACAAAGCTGCAAATCGCCGCAATGAATGCTCAAGCCGCTGAAAAACCCGCTATTACTATGGATGTAGACGGGAAAGAGCAACTAAACGCAGTGGGTGAGGAAGTTAAGGCTATGGCGTCTCAAGCTGTGGCAGGGGTGGACACGCAAGTCCAAGCAATCACGCAGGCAATGGCGATGCTCGCAGACGCTGTGCAACAAATGAACCGACCTAAGCGCCGCATGGTAGAGCGTGGGCCTGATGGCCGTGCAATCGGCGTTATTGAAATCAACGAGGGCGAATAATGGCTGATAACTTAAATCTAAACACTGGAAGCGGCCCAACAAAGAGCCGCGCTATTGACCGTGGAAGTGATGTATTCACGCAGGTAACGCAGATTGACATTGGCGGCGCGTCTGGTGAATCTTTGGTTAGCGCTGCTAATCCAATGCCTATAAGCAGCCAAGCTAGTTATGTTGAGGATACTCCACACGTATCTGGTGCAATTGGCAACCTAATGCTGGCAATCCGCTCGGATAGCGATGCAGTAACTGCGGATAATGGAGATTACACAATTTTGAAACTGGATGAGGAGGGGCGCTTAAAGGTATCCAGCAAGCCCTCCAGTTACCCCGACATTACAGGCGACATTACCGCAGTGCAGGCAACCATTGGAACGCCAGTGGCTGGCGGCACTGTATCTGGTGACGTTTCCCGTGCGTCTAACGTGATGATGTTTTGCACTGGCACGTTTTCTACAATTAACGTGACGTTCGAGGGTTCGATTGAAGCTACGGGCGATACAAACTGGTTTGGTGTCCAAGCTGTGCGGTCTAACGCAAACACCATTGAAACAGCAACGGGTAACCTTTCCGCGCAACCTGCCTATGGATGGGAGCTATCTGTCAACGCATTAAAGCGGGTTCGGGTGCGCTGCACAGCCCGCACATCTGGAACGCAATCATGGCGCTTTGTGCAGGGAACTTACGCCACCGAGCCAATCCCTGCCGCGCAGGTGTCAGCAACTCAGCCAGTGAGTGGGTCTGTTACCGCAACGCTTGCCGCCGCCGTAGTGCGGGCGGGCTTTGTCGCCGCGGCTGGTATCTGGTACGACGACAGCGCCACAGTGCTTGCAGCCTTAGCCACATTCACAGGAACAAGCCGCGACTTGACCGTAACCGCTACCGCCACGGCTATGGCAAACGCTGCCACGTACAGCAAAGAGGTGCGGGTATCAGCGGAGTCTGACCAGTCCGGCACGCTTTGGGTAGAGTTCTCCCGAGATAACACCAACTGGCGCAGGGCAAAGTCAGCACCGACTGCAGCCGTTACAGGCGGTGGGCAGTTTGCCGAGATCATATTCCGCCCCAGTTGGCGCTACATGCGCGTGGGATTCACCAACGGCGCAACGCTGCAAACCCGCTTTTCTATCGGCTCTATGTTGATTGCGAACTAATCATGCCAGACTTCCCAATTTGCCCACTTTGTAAGCAGCCGGTAAACACCAACACGGATGCGCACATTACTGAAACTGACGGCACGGTAAAGCACCACGAATGCCCAACCGCTAATGACCCAGTAGCTGATGACCCTGCGGTTGATGAAGATGATGCCTAATGCTTGATCTATTTCGCACATTACTAGAAGGCGGTGACACTCCGGTAGTGGAGGACACGCCCGATGGGTATTGGTACAAGCAATGGGAAAAGCTGCACAAGAAAAAACCAAAGCTAGAGGAAGTAATCGAGTTAGTCAAAGAGCGACCAGCTACAGCCCTAGCCGAGGTAAAAGAGGCAGTAAAGCGCGAGTATCCCCGCATCGACTACACGCAAGTTGCGCGTAATGCTGAATTGCAGCGATTTATAGCCCATCAGATACTCATTGCTTTAGAATTGCGCAGAATCGCAGACGATGAGGAAGATATAGAAATCTTGATGCTGCTATGAAAACAGACAAAGAGAAATGGCTAGAACTCTGGAACCTTTCAGGGGAAGAAGGCGAGCGCCAATGGCAACTAAAGCAAGAGATGCATGCTAGACCGCCTCGGGTCAATTACGTCATTCCAGATATTGGCGGGTATCAGTCTCAGGCAACGGGCGAATGGATTAGCTCTCGCTCCGCACATCGCGCACATCTTAAACAACACGGGCTTATAGAACTCGGCAACGAGCGAATTAAGCCACCAGAGCAAAAACCAGACCCGACAATCAAGCGGGACATTATCAACGCCGTTAACTCGGTAATGGGGTAAATCATGGCAGGTTCAGCGACTATTACGGGCACTCAAAATTATGTGATGGGTATTGGGCATCCGAAGACGGAAACTACTACCGAAGCGCCTCCGGCGATGGTGGTAACCGATCCCCTCACCGGAGGGATGGCAGGTATCACTGGCCCTGACGGGAAGCTCTATTCCGTAGGTGGACAGCGCACAACTCCGTTGCGTGTTGCTACCTTTGGCGACTCCACGGCTAACGCTGGCGGGGTTCGTTCTGTCACCAACCAAGACACCGCACAAGCGGTTAATGCAAATTGGGGCGCAACGTTTTCCGGTGGACTCACATCAGACCGATATGCACTTGACCGAGCATATCCACAAGCCTATTTGGTTATCAACGGTGGTATTACTGGTCAAAGCACAACCCAAATGCTTGCCCGTGACACGCTGGGAGCATCCATCACCCGCCGCGCCATCACTGACGTAATCAACGCTGCGCCAGATGTTGTCCTGTTTCACGGTGGTTCAATTAACGACCTCGGAACCGTTACAACTGGCACCCTTGCTGCACAAGTTGCAACCACCTACGCAAACCATATCCTGATTATTCAGCGATTCATTGCCGCAAAGATTCCGGTCATTGATGTTGGCATTTACGGATTTACCAACGGCTCCGCAATCACCGCAACCGACCAAGCTGCAACCCGTTCCGCACTGGTGCAACTAAATAGACTGTATGCAGCCTATGCCGCTCAATACCCACAGTGGATTCGCTTTGTGCCTGCGCTTGGCATCGTGTCGGATTCGACCGGCGCCTATCTGCCTGGAATGTCCACGGATGGCACCCACTTGAACCGTGCAAGTCAATTGCTCATGTCGCAGCAAGAGGCATTAGCCTTGACGCAGCTATTTGGCCCAAGCGCAAAATGCCGCTACCAAGGCCCCAACCTGTTCACCAATGCGCTGTTTGCCAATGCCACAGCAAGTTTGGCTACCGGCATCACCACGGGCGGCACCAACACAACCCCTGGCAACAATCAAATCCAAATCATCAATGGCGCTGTATGGCAAACCGTTGACTACACAATTAACGCCACCAGCAACAGTTCCACCCTGAACATTGCCTACACACCGCAAAGCTATGGCCTTACTGCTGGCGACTTGGTGGGTATGGAGGTGGACATTCTGATTCAGGGCTTGAACGGTTATTCACCCACGGTCACTGGCCTGACCCTGCGTAATTCGACATTCTTCACGGGTGGCGCATTCCGCACCGAAAGCGACATGATGGCTGGCGCAGCCAACGGTGAGCAAATCTCGTCGTATATCGGGCACATCAATTTCCCGCCGATGTTGTTTGGTGTGTCGTCGTCAAGCCTTGGAAGCAATAGCTCCATTTCCTTGAACGTGCAGACCAATGACACATCAGGGACTATCCGCTTGGGCTACTCCAACCCGCGCATCGTCAAGCTGAATAACCCAACGGTGGTAGATCAAGGCTCTGCAACTCTGGTTGCTGGCACTGTGACCGTTGCAAACACCAACGTCTTCCCAGGTGCTGAAATTGTGGTGACTTGCATCACCCCAGGCGGCACCCCAGGCGCTTTGTTTGTCGGAACGATTACAGCAGGCACCAGCTTTGTCATCAACTCGACCAACGCGGGTGACACCAGCATAGTGCGCTGGGAAATTCGCGGGTTTACTGGTTAATCCCCTCAGCACGAAGATTCATCAACCACTAGGAAAACCCTATGTCAGACCTCCGCTCCGCACTCGAATCCGCTTTTGAAGAAAAAACGGACGATATTTCCCAGAATAATAGTGTAGTAAATACGCCTGAGCCCGTAACTGAGGACAAACCCTTAGAGACAAGCGCCGAGCAACGTGCTAGGGATGAGGCCGGACGATTTGCGGCAAAAGAGAAGGCACCAGAACCTACGCCACCAGTAGAGGAAGCAAAGCCAATCAAGGCTCCTTCAAGCTGGAAGCCTGCCGCACAGGAGGCCTACCTAAAGGCAGAGCGAGGCGAAGCACTGACGCCCGAAGAAGTGCGGATTCTGACCAACGAGGCAAACCGGCGAGAGTCTGACTTCCATCGAGGCGTGGAAGAATTTAAAACCCACGCGCAGAAGGCCCGAGCATACGAGGCAGTAATTGCACCTTATCAGCAGACATTCCAAAGTCTGGGAGTGGACGCGCCTACAGCTATCGGTCATCTATTGAAGGCTGACCATACACTGCGATATTCTGACCCCGCAACTAAAGCGCAGTATTTCCAGCAACTCGCGCAACAGTACGGGGTTAACTTGGAGCAGATCCAAAATCCCCCGCAATATGACCCGCAAACCCAGTATTTGATGCAGCAACTAAATGAATTGCGTCAAACTCAGGCACAGTGGCATAATTCAATTCAACAGCAAGAGCAAACCCGCGCTAATCAAGAGTTAGAGCAGTTTTCTCAGGCTGGGAACGCACACTTCGAGGCTGTGCGTGGTGATATGGCAGATTTGCTGGAGACCGGCAAAGCCACATCACTGCAAGATGCCTACGAGAAGGCTGTTTGGATGAATCCAGACATCAGGCAATCCCTGATTGAACAGCAACGGTCTGAAGCTCAGAAAAAGGCAATGGCAGAAGCCCAAAACCTACGCGCAAAAACTGCGGCAGTATCGGTGAAGGGGTCTAGTCCTAGCGCTGGCGGTGTACAGACTAATGGAAGCGACTTACGGTCTTTGATCGCAAGTCAATTTGGCTAATCAATCTTTAAGGAACCTGAATCATGGCCTCTTTTGCCAATTTGAGCGATATCATCTCCACCACCATTCAGAGCCGTTCCGGTACTCTGGCTGACTCGGTGACCGAAAACAATGCCCTGCTTGCCAAGCTGAAAGAGCGCGGCAACGTTAAGCCCTTCTCGGGCGGTAACGTGATTTTGCAGGAACTGATGTACAACGACGCGTCCACCCAGAACGCATCCTCGTACTCCGGTTACGACACAATCGACATTACCCCTAACAGCCCTATCAGCGCCGCTCAATTCGATTTGAAGCAATACGCTGCCGCTGTGTCTATCTCTGGCCTTGAACAGCTCCAAAACGCTGGCAAAGAGCAGATCATTGACATGCTGGAAGGCCGTGTGCAAGTGGCTGAAGCTCAGTTGATGAACCAAATCAGCGCAGGCGTGTACTCTGACGGTACCGGCAACTCTGGTAAGGACATCACCGGTCTGGCCGCTGCTATCTCCACTGCTCCCACTTCGGGCACCTACGGTGGTATCAACCGCGCCACTTGGTCTTTCTGGCGCAACGTGGCGTTTGACGCTACGACCGATGGCGGCGCGGCTGCTACCTCTGCCAACATTCAAAGCTACATGAACCGTGTGGCTGTGCAGTTGGTTCGTGGTACTGATCGCCCTGACATGATCGTGGCTGATAACAACTACTACCGCCTGTTCCTTGAGAGCTTGCAAGCTATCCAGCGTGTGACTTCTGAGTCCTCCGCTGCTGCTGGCTTTACCTCCATCAAGTACATGGGCGCAGGCTTGAACTGCGATGTGTATCTGGACGGTGGTATCGGTGGTTCTATCCCCACAAACCGCATGTACTTCATTAACTCGAAGTTTTTGTTCCTGCGCCCACACCGTGACCGCAACTTCGTGCCAATCGGCGGCGACCGTCAGTCTGTCAACCAAGACGCAATTGTGCGCCTTGTAGGTTGGGCAGGCAATCTAACATGCAGCGGATCCCAATTTAATGGCGTCCTTGCTGATTGATAGTGATTGGGGCTTCGGCCCCTTTCCAAAACATTGAAAGGAATTAAATCATGGCTGCTCCATTTAACACCATCCCCACCGCTGGCGCTGACTTCAACACTATCACCACTGCGGCTGACGCTGCTGCCGGTAAAGTGCTGGATGCGCGTCTTGGCACTATTGCTCACGGCTCCAATGGACGTTTTTTCGTGTATGGCCGCGCTAATGCGACCATTGCGGCATCTACGGCTGTATGTACCGTTAACACTACTACCTTCTTGGTAACTGCTACTGGTGGCTCTTATCTGTCTCCCGCTGTTGCAATGGCTACCGGCGATTACGGATGGTTCTCCAAAGCAAGCGTTTAACGCTTAGAATCGGGAGGCCCTTCGGGGCCTTCCTCTTATCAACTCTGAAAGCAATCAAATGAGCAATCCTCATCTCGAATCGCACGTTTTCGTTACTATTTACCAAGACGCCGTAGAACTGAAAGCGGAGTCTGAAAAGGCTGGACGCCCTATTTTTAAGGATATCCCATTTATCCGTATCACCATTCCCGGCGATACAAACAACATCATTGAGCGCAAACTTACTGAGCAAGACAAACACAAATACCCCCGCGCATGGGCTGAGTACGAGCGCGGCGAGACCCAAGGCTTTACCGGTACGCCCTTGGAGCAGTGGACGCAGATTACCCGCGCACAGGTCAAAGAGTCCAAGTATTTTGAGTGCCACACTGTAGAGCAGCTCGCCGGACTGACTGATAACCATTGTCAAAAAATGGGCATGGGCTTTCGTGAACTTCGCGAGAAGGCCAAGGCTTATTTGGGTGTCGCAGAATCCACCGCAGCGGCAACAGCTCAGGCACTGGAAAACGAGAAACTGCGCCAAGAGATGGCAGAGCTTCGCGCCATGATCGCAGAAGGCGCGGACAAGAAAGTGGGACGCCCACGGAAAGAAACGGCTGAAACATGACACTAATCCAGCTTATCCAACAAGTATGCGATGAACTCGCAATCAATCGACCCACTGTTATCGTGGGCACGACTGACCCGCAGACACGTCAAATGTCTGCATTGTTGTATCGGCTGGGTAACGACCTTGTAAAGCAGTTTGAGTGGCAGCGGCTGAATAAGGAGTACATCCTTCAGACCGTTGCCTACTCACGCACCGGAACCACTACGCAGGGTTCTAACGTGATTACCGGTATTTCCACCACTACCGGCCTCTCTAGTCAATTTGGCGTCTCTGGCGTAGGCGTAGAGCCTTTTGCGCAGATTGTCACCGTAGACAACGCCACGCAAGTAACAATGAACATGCCATCCACGGCTTCAGGCACTGTGACGCTGCAATTCTCTCAGGTGCAATACAACCTGCCCTCAGATTGGGATAGGGAGATTCCGCAGACTGAGTGGGACAGAACAAACCGCTGGCCTTTGATGGGGCCACAGTCCGCGCAGGATTGGCAGTCGTTCAAGTCCGGTATTGTGTACGCTGGCCCCCGTGAGCGATTCCGTATTCTTGGCAACACCTATGCAATCAATCCTCCACCGCCTAACGGACTGGTTTTTGGTTTTGAGTATATTTCTAAGGCATGGATTTACTCTGCTGGCGGCGTGGCTCAGACAACATTCAATTCTGACTCTGATACTTTCATTTTCACCGACAGCTTGCTTATTACTGGCCTCAAAGTGGCTTGGAAAGCTGCCAAAGGACTATCATTGGATTTTGACTTAGGCGAATTCAGGGCGTTACTTGAAGCCAATAAGTCGCAAGACAAAAGTTTTCCAAAATTGTCTCTGTCTCCTATTGGCAGCTCAGTGCTATTGACTACCGCCAATATTCCAGATGGCTCGTGGAGTTCTAACTAAATTTACGAACAACACCGCGACAAATTTGACTTATGTAGACCTTATGAACTCCGTAAACTTCGCCAAGTTCTCTGCACTTTTTGCCTTCGCTGCGAAGTTTTTTAATTTCGTGAATTTGACTGTCTGTCAATTTATGAAAAGGTGCATTTTCACCTCTTTGGTGAGTTCCATGCAAAAGTTTGTCCGCAAAGTTTCCAGCTCGGGTGTCGTATCTAAGGTTAGTTATCAAATTATTAGATGCGTCTCCGTCATTGTGGCAAATATCCATGCCCT